TGCCAGATTGCAAAACAGTATTTCCAATTTTAAAATCAGAATCGTTGATAGTTGATGCTAAACTAATTTGAACTCTTTTGGAAGTAAAGTTGAGTGAATCTGGCATCAGAAGTGCAATTTGTTTATTACCTTCAGAAAGTTGTGGGTTATAAACTTCTACAGTTCCAGATTCTATAAAATCTGCACGATAAAGATTAAATTTAAGATCTTCCCATTGACTTGCTTCCCAAGTTGAAGCATTTTGAGATTTAAACAGTGATCCTAGATATGGTTGATTGGAAATAAATGCCTGAGTTAGTAAATCATTTTCTCCAATTCTAGAGATGTAAACACTATATTTTGTAGAGTTTGATGCCAAACACATACAATATTCTTTACCGCCTTCAAGATAAACTGGAGATTTAAATCTAATTGGTGTAGCAATAGATCCATCACCAGATATTTGAACTTGATTTGGATCAATAACAATTTCAGAAAATGGAATAACATGTTGAGTTGGAAATCCGTTTTGCATCGTTCTTAATTGGAACGTTACCGGAATATCCATATCATCTTTAGATCTAAAGAATACATCACATCTAGTTAAGAAAACTCCAACTTCATCATCAACTAAAAATGATTGTGCAAGAGGATCATACCATCCAATAATGTTTTCACTAGATGATTGAGAAATAACTCTACTATTAGTAACCTGGGTTCCTGTAGTTCTTGAAAGAGCTCTTTCTTCAAATTCTTGTTTATTTTCAATTCTAGCATTTCTAACTGATATAATATTTTCCTGAACAGTTTCTAAAATTCCACTTGAGGAGAATCCTTCTTCAGCAATTGTTGATGCAAGATTTTGGTCATTTATAGGATTATTTGTTAATGTAAGAGTCTTACTTCCAGTTTCAAATCTTGGATGAATAGTTGTATTTGGATTTGGAATAAAGAAACTTCCCATCAATGTTGCTGACAAATCTGAAACAAGCCGTACATTGGTAATAGTAGCTTGAGCTCCACTTGTTTTACCAACAAGTTTCATTCCAGATACTACATATCCACTAAAAGATCCCTGAGGTTCATTTGATAATGAGAAAGTATCAACATTTAAAATATTTGATGTCGAAGAATATGATGATTGTAGTATCTGATTTGTATATGGATTTTGTGGGAATGTTGCGGTTGGAGAATTATATTGACCTTCTTTATGATTTGATTGAGCAACTCTAAAAGATATGGATGGATTTAAATTTACACTTCCTTGACCTAATCCAATTTGATCTACTGTTCCAACTACAGTTTCTTCAACTTGAAATACACCAGAAATCATATTTATTTCTAGTAATTTAGGAACACAATATTTTGTCACATCAATACCGTCAAAGAAAGCATAAAGTTGCGTAAGAGGTTTTACTTTTTTACTCACAAGTTGAATATTTCTAGATCTCATAAACGAAACAATGTCTCTGCTTACAGTTCTATCACCAACAGATGTTGTATCAAATTGTTCAGTGACTGAGACTCTAAGACCAGATCTTGTTGATACTCCAGTGTCTCTGACTTCTCTAAAAGTGTCTTCAATCGTAGTATTAGATGTTTGTTGCACCCAGGCAGCTGGCCACGCATTGGGTCCACCTCCATTAGGCCAACCTCCTCTTCCAAAAACTACACTAGAAGATTCATTTCGCAATCTTGTTCCACTTGTAACTTCCTGACCTGTCCAATTATCGACCCAAGAATTCCATACAGTTGGCGCAAATCCTGTTTGTGGATCCACATTTAAAGTTCTTGCTGCGGTAGCAAGAGTTTCTGCATAATTACCTTGAGCACTAATAACCTTAGCTTCAAGTCTTACAGTATCTACCCAGGTGTCAGATGCTGGAGTTAATTCTAATGTGCCCTGCCAAAAACTAATTAGAAAAGGAGTAACACTTTCTGCTCTAGTAGCAAAAGTTTGTTTTAACCACTCTACTTCTGCATAGTCTAAAGTAATAATATCACCAGTTTTTCTAATGTTAATTCCTTCAACTAAAGAAAATGCTAAATCTTCTGTTGGATCTATATTTTCTACTGGACCAAAAATTAAATCAATTGAACTTGTATAATGTCTTGGTCTTAGATCTTTATTTTTTGTATCTATACTGTTTTTAATTTCAATACCAGTTTCTTGTGCTAATATAGAAGAAAAATTATCAACAAAGAATCCAGATTTAAATCTATTCAATCCATTTGAATCTGGAACAAAAAGATTTGCAGTGTTTGTTTCAAGTAAAGATAGTGAAGTATAATATTCTAAATTTTTAATTCTATCTTCAAGTTGTTTAATATCAACCATTCGATATCTTTTGTGATCTAAAAATTGAAGTGATGCCTGTGTTGTTGAATATAGATATGGGGGGAGAGTAATGGTAGCTATCTCAAGAGCATCGTCCACAGAAACTGGCATTTCTGGTTTTTCTGCTGCAGTTCCATATTTAACCTGAAATTTTCCATCTTTTGTCAAATAAATTCTATCAATTCTTCCTAGATAGAAAGAAAAACTAGCTAAAATTGTTTCATCTGATGCAAGAACATTTGCTGCAGAATTTCCAGATGAATTAAAAGTTCTTCCATAAAATTCAAAAGGTGATCTTGCATTCTCAGTAACTGTGTAAGAAGATACTCTTGGTCTTATGTCAATAATATCAGATACTCTGCTAATATCAACACTTGGCAAATCAAACGTATAATTAAATGCACCATATGAATTAACCGTTGTAATATCTCCATCATCAGAAGAATCATAAAAACCATTTGAAAAATAAACTACTATTTTTTTAGTTGGTTCCTCTACATTTGATTTTCTTCTAATTGCTCCATAGTCATAAAAAGTTGCTGTTTGTCCTCTAAAAAAAGTATAATTTGATGAAATATCAAAACTTGGCGAATCTAAGGTAGTGATAACTGCCTGAATATTAGATTCTGTAAAAGTTACACTCTGCCCCTCTTTAAAGGTATCTTGATTTTTATAAAGAAATATTATTTGTGACGCACTTAACCTTCCTGCAACAATACCAATAGCGCCACCACCTTGTGATATAATTTCTTCACCAATTATTAAATCAGATGTTGTATTGGTTGGTCCATTAATAGATGAAAGAACCATCTTCGGTGCAGAAGGATTTTCAGTATCTGCTGACTCAAAAATACCATGAATTTCAATAATATCAGGTGTATTTAATGAAATATTTTTATCTTGCACCCTAGTTCCAAAGGGATAATTTCCGTGTTGAAGACCATCATTTAATGTTGTTGCACCAATACCAGAACCTACATATTTTGATTTATTAATTATTATACTGTTAATCCTATTTTTTCTTTTTGCTTTTGCTTTTGGTTTAATTTTTCTTATGGTTGTTGTCAGTGTTGCTCCAGTGTCATTGGAACCTAAATTATAAATCTGAAGTTTTTCTCCACCATTAATAAATGCAAATCTATCTGAAGTTAGTAACTCTATAGAACCATCAGATCTTATTAATGAATATCTTTCTTCATCAAAAGGTAAGAAAGTTCCATTTTCTGGTGCTGTAATTTCGGCAGAAAGTTGATTTGATGCAATATTAACAGTAAAAGATTTTCTAATAGATAAAACGGCATTTGTAAGATCAACAGAAGATATATTATTTTTTGGAAGTTTTGTATATAAAGTATTATCTGACGATGGTTCTAATTTAGTCTTTAATACATGAAGATCTGTAACTTGCAGTGTTGAACTTGGCAACTTTCCTTCAACAATTCCAGTTACAGTAGTAACTCCAGTGACAGTAATCGTAGTAGTTCCTACACTGACAACTTTTACAAAAAGTGGTTCTACTGATGATGGATCACTATATGAAAGTAAATTATCTTTAACAACTAAATTTCCTGGGAATAGTTTGTTGGGGCTTGTAATAGTACTAACTCCAGCAAATGCAGAAATTGTAGCAATTCCAACGTTAACACCTAATGATTGAATGACATCAGCGGCAAATGTAGTTCCGGCTCCTACTTGCCCATGAACTGATTTGATATCAGAGATGCTATACGATGTAACTGCAGTTGCTACTCTACTGCTGGTAATTCCACTAAAAATTAGTGTTTCATTTTTTATAAAACTACCACTTGTATCATATAAGGTAATTAGTTTATTTCCTGAGACTGCATCCTTAAGAAATCCAACCGCACCACTATTTTGTCCTTCAATAAAGGTTGGAACTGTTAACGTAACAGGTTCGTTCAAACTAATTTCAACTATAGTTTGAACGTCATATAAAGAAATGTTCCATTGGTTTAAGTTTTTATTTAAAGCATTATATGATCCAGATTCTAATTTAAAATCATATACTCTAGCAAGACCAATTTCCTTGCCTGCTGCTGTTGTGTGAGAAGTACCAATTCTTTCATTTCTTAAACTCAACACATAGGTATTTCCAATTTCAATCGGAGGAGATCCATAAACTCGGTCTAAAGATAGTGTGGGTCCTGTATTATAAGTAATTGCTTGATTTTCTAAAGTTTTAGTAGTCCTTGGTTTTTCTACATCTAAAAAGGTTGAACTAATTGTTTCTACTTCATATCCCCTAATGAAAGCCTTGCCTGGAGATATTTGATAAATTGCTAAATTATCGGATGGAATTATTCCACTAGGAGTAAATTGTCCAACATTAAAAACACCATTATTTCCTTTATTATTATTTAAAGATTCTTTTACTGAAGCATCAAATGGAATAGTAGCATAATCTCCTGATTCATTATAAGTTCTTCTTGCAAGTTCATCGGCAATTAAATTATATGCAGTTGTTATTTTTTGGGATCTTAAGACACCATCGTTTATAGTTGCTAATTCTATGAAATTATTATCGTCATAATCATTTAAATTTTTTTTAAATAATGATGTTGAAATTTTTAATCTATCTGCACCTGGAGCTCCATAATTATTAAATCCTTGTGAGTTATCATTTAATGTCTCATCAATGTCCGAATTGACAATTTGTTCATTTACAAATAAACCAACTCTATAACTTGGTCTATTATTGTATTGATCAAGAATTAAAGTTTCTGTGTTTACATTTACAAATTGTCCGTGAATAAAATAAACACCGTTTGTAATATTAAATGCAGACCCTATTGCAGTAGAATTATTTGCAATAGTTACTGCAAAGGGTTGTCCAGCAGCAATTGAATTGTTTCCTAAAAGACCAGAAGAAATCGTTATATTTGCAACTAATGATTCTCCATCGAAAAATGATTGGGTTGCATTATTTTGAGTACTTGAACTCAAATAATTAATATAAAGAGTAAGATTTCCTCTTTCAGAGTCTTGTGGAAGGAGAACTTTATCCACAACTGCTGTTATACCTGAAGTTTGTCCTGTAATTTTGGATCCAACTAGTTGATTTATATATGCAGAAACAGGAACTCCTAAGAAAGTATTTTGAAGTTGAACACAATTATATAATTGTGTATATCCAGTATTTCCTGGTATTACTTTTGCGCCTTCTTTAAAGAAATGTTGCCCAAACTTTTCAATTTGGTTTTGAAGAATTGATTGAAGAGTTGTTAGTTCTCGTGCCTGAACAGGAACTCCTGGTTTGAAGAGAACTTTATGATAGCCATTATTTGCACTAAAATCATCAAAATATGGTGCCACATTGAGATTAGTTTGCTGAGACATAATTTTTTAGAACTGCAAAATGACTTTAATATCTTCTTTTTGATTTGATGACCTTGTAATAGATGGTCTATTATCTACATAAATTATATTTCCAGAATATTTTTTTACTTCTGGATTTGCAAGACCATTTGTAAAAGATTGTCCAAGGTGATATGTTCTATTATTTATCACGGTGGATATGCCCGTAAATCCTGTGTTAATTTGTAAATTTGCTGACCCACCAGAGATTGTAAGACTTCCTCCAGTAGTAGGAGTACTTGTAAATTCAATTTGATCGAATCCATATACTGGATTTGTTATCGCAACCCCAACTGTTGAAAATCCTGAACTAGATCGATCTTGCCAATATTTTAATACTCCAGTTATTTGATCATAACTAATTACCTTACCAACAGCAGTAATTCCTGTTGATACTGTTTGAGAAATAATTGAGTCCGTAGCATAAGTTGTAGCAGTTGTGGAATTAGATCCTGTGGCAATTAACTTAAGTGCATAAACAGCACTTGCTTTGCTTACATTTAAATTTTGAGATGAACCAAATGCTTTTGGATTTTCAATTATTCCAACTCTTGCAATTTGATTTCCAGTAATAAAATCCGGATTTTCATTGTCATTTTCAATTCTAGAGTATACTAAAACATTATATGCACCCAATTCTCGATATATATTCGACCCGTGGCCACCATTAGGTGATATAATTACATTAAACTCTGGTAAAGTGGTTCCGGTGGGAACATTGCCTGCAACCAAATCAACAGTTCCAAAAGTATATCCAGAACCTTGATTTGATATTGTAACCGATTCAACTTTTTTATCGTTATTAACAACAATAGTACATTCTGCTCCAATACCATTACCACGAATAGGAACTCTTGTATAAGTTCTATTGGCAGGACCTACGGAGATTCCTCTATTTTTTATAGTTACAATTTTTATAGACCCATCAATTGCATTGTCTCTAACTGATGCATTTTCGTTACTTGTTTCCCAGTTTACAGGAACAGGCATAAATTCGGTGGATTCAAATTTAATAATATCGGCAGGTTTAATAGTATACAAATATTTCCAGATATATCCATCACCACTAGATCCTGCTGCTCTTGGTTCTAAATCAGTAAATGTGGGTTCATCTAATGAAGGTCTTCCAGTTGGATTTTCTGGAGTCATTCCATTTTGCAAACAAATATAAACTTTATAATCACTATTCAAAACATAATATGAAGATGAATATAAACTTGTTGCTTCAGTAATTTTTGCAGTATTTGATATGCTGTAATCGTGACGATACATATCAAATTTTGTTCCAGATGACCAAAAACGTTTTTTAATTACTTGTCGAGTATCGCCTGCATTAATTTTTTTCAATGCAATCATAGTATCCCAATAATTATTTTCTTCATCAAAATTATCTTTTGGTGGTGGGGGATTAGTGTCCCAGTCACTTTGAATATCAGTAGGATTTGGTAGACCAATAAAAGAAT